GTTTGATAAATCAATTCATCTAGGTAGTAAATGTTATCAGCATAGTAAATAGCGACCAATGCAGTTGGATCGTTTCGATAACCGTAATCTAATCCGTAACCAAGTAACTTGGCATACTCTGGTATCTTATCTACTTGGGACCAATTGTTAAACACAACCCCTTGCAAGTTACCAATCTCGCCTAATCCGTATACTTGCCACCAATTCCACCAATACCCTCTCTGACCTCTTGCATCTTCTTGCTCAGCTTTCATCTTCTTATAGAGCAAATCCTCCAAAGTTGGGCTTGGTATAGCTTCGTTGTCTAGGTAGGTAAGTTTTAAAAACTCGCTGTTAGGCTGTTGTAAAATTTCTGTATGCGCCCAAAATTCACTATCAGCATTGAAGTCTATCCAAACTTCTTGCGATCTAATTATTAAAGCATCTGCAATAGGATAAGGAATGTGGTTACCCTCGTTTAAGAATAGAATATCTCTTTTACCAGCTGCCTTAGCCTTACCTACTGAATCAAATGATTTGAATTGTATCTTTGATTTGTTTAGAGACGTATAGACTAACTCAGTTGCGTTCCATTGTTCATCCATCCATCTGCCTTCATCCATCATGAAGTTCTTGAATATATCGACACATCCCTCTTTAACTGCTGGGAGTGTTTCAGCGACTACCGTAACTTTAAGTCTTGGTGTTGCTAAACATTTATCATAAATAATTGGAATGATACCATAAGTTTTACCACTAGATGTAGCTCCCTGAATAACCTTTTTACGGGCTTTCATATCAAGCATTTTTCTTAAAGATGTGGTAACCTCAAATGGCATTATAAGTCTCTAATGATAATTAAAATCTTTTCTTTGATAGCTAACATTTCGTTATCATCCCAAACTGACTCCCATTTTTGTTCATCAGTGAATCCGTTTAGTACTGGCTTGGTTAAAGTAAGTAATGATTGAATAGAAGCTAGTTTATCAATCTTTAATCTAGTAGGCATAAATCTAACCTCTAGCTCTTCTTTAACTTCTGCAATCATTTCTCGGTCGGTCATAAGTTAAATATTCGTGGTTCGCCAATATTAGTAACTTCAATCTTTTGCCCCCATTTATTAGAACGTAACTTGCCTAAAATAAACTTTAATGTATCAGCTTTTAGCCTATCTCTTGCAATAGAGTTACTACCAATGTTTACCTTATCAATCACTTCTTTGTCTTCAAACTCATTAAAAGAAACCTCACGAAGCAACTCTTCTAAATAATCAAGTTGACATTCTCTTGCGCGCGCGTATCTGTTTTCAAGCTCCACGTTATCCTTCTTAAAATTATTAAAAGGCGTTCTTGAATTAAATCCATAACGTTTGCATATAGTAGCTAAGCCCTCCCAAGTTTCTTCTATATCAGTACAAATACTTTCAAATATTTCATTGTTCATTATCCTCCTCCACTTTCTTTGGTTTAGTATAACTAACTAAGTTCTTATGACCATCGTTATAAAGCTTCTCTAGTTTCTCCTGAGTATAGAAATAACCTCCGATAATCGTTTCTTGGAATCCACCTCTTTTACGAATGATGGTATTCTCGCCTTGTTTAATTTTCAGCTTGTACATTTTTCTCTTTTGCTAGTTCTTCTAAAAATTCCTTTGCTGATATTGCTTTGATATGTGGGAATAATTTTCTTAATTCACTCAATTTTAACTTTGTCAAATCAACATCTTTTGGATCAACTTTTTTAACTGCTTTCAGTTTTTTAATCAATTTCTGCTTGCCTTTCATATTCTTTCAATTTACGTTTAAAATCCTTTATTATTGTATAAGCTCCATGATGAGAAATGTTTAGATGCTTTACCAATCCTCGAACAGTTGTAATCTTCTTGACTAGATAAATATCCAAGAATCTCAACTCATGCGGCTCAGCGTTTAACCGGTACATCTCAATGGCGTATAACCTATTTTGGTAATGGTTATCTACAACTTCATCATCCTCCATATATATGTTATCATTTAGCAATTCGTTTGCGAGAATCTTATTATTTATATTAAATTCTGAATTATTCCATTTGTAAGTGTTAGACGAAACCATACGAATAAAGCCGCCTAAACTCCTTTCATTTGGAATCTTAGCGGCTCTGTTTATACACGTTAAATATATTTCTGTGGTTATATCTGACACGTTAATAGTAGCGCATTTAGAAGAGTTGACTTTAACTACGGATTGGATTTCATTCCAGTTCGTTTGAAAATATAGGTCAATCTCTTCTTTGTTCACGCAACTAATGTAAGTAAAAAATTCATAACATCAGTCCAATAATTTAAAAGATTTGAATTTGCTTCTGTTGGATCAAGTTCTACATTCTCATGTACCACCGCTAAAATCTTCTTACATTTAATCATAGCTTCAACTAATCCATGATCGTTAACCATTTGTTGCGCTCTAAGTTCTGCTGTCATAACTCTCTTAAATTATCCTCGCACACTTGCTGGTAGGTATCGAATGCGTCTTGTTGCATCTCTGACCAATCAATATACTCATACATCGTCTTGGCTAGTATCTCTAGGTTAACTAAGTCAGCATCCTCCTGGTGTACAAACTCAATTGAATGAATCTTAATATAGTCAGGTCTAAGCGTAAAGTCGCAATAGCTTACCTCAATATCATCGTCTAGTCTTATCTCGAAGCTAGTTTGTGTTCCTGTGAATCCGTATAGTTTCATCATAGTACTAAGTTATTATCGTTAGTAAATTCTCTGATTTTTTCTCTTAAATAGTCAGCCATCTCTAGTTCATCAGTTGAAGCCTCTCGACCTTGGTACATTCCATGCTTAGTAGTTGACCTTAATAATTGGTCAAGCTGCATTACTGTGTGTTTCCAATCAAACGCTTCTAGTGCTAACTTAGCATCTTCTTGATCATCGTATTCAATTGTTATTTTCATCCGTTATATTTTTAAGTTGATTGTAAATAGATTCCGAATGCTTACCCCAGTACATATCACAAGTTTTACCATCGAATGGAGGTGTTAATAAGTAGCTTTGCCATACAAGACTCGCCTGAGCTGTGAATCTGTAACAGCTTTCTTTAATCGGGCAGCCCTCTCCTTTGCATTTTGTTATGTCAGCCATAAGTCCAGTTTTTTAATTAATAAACAAGCCAAATATATGTATATTATTCTATAAGTTAATCAGTTATGTGATAAGCGGTTTAAATTAATGATGGGTGGTGAATGCATCAAACCACTCCACAAACTCATCGAAGCTCCGAACTATAATATAGATTCCTCCAGCTCGTTCAATTGATTCCTGATATTGTTTCTGCACTTCACTCTGTTTGTCCTTTTGTTTAATCTCAATCTTAACCGACCGACCTCTAATCGTTGCGCTTATATCAGCACTACCCTTAGTACCTTGTGTTGGAATGTACTTACCTTTGAGCTGTCTCTCGTTCTCACCTACCTTAATCTTTGCACCCTCAACATACGTTCCTTGTGTACTAATCCGTTCCGCTTGATAACCTTCGTAGTTGATTAGATCAATCACACACTTAGTCAATCCGTTTGCTGAGTTATCGCTCCAAGTCTTGCTTGGTATAGCGTGTTGAGGGAAGTTAGGATACTTGACTGCCATCTGTTTGTAATGGTGGTCTAGTAGTCGGGCTTTGTTTTGTTTGGTCATAGTTGTGATAGATGAGATAGTGATAATGGATAATTCCAACAATCACCTTCGTTAAATTTAATTGTAAATAATTCATATCTATTATCAATATCCGAAATGACACCCTCTTCACCTATATACTTTATCATATCATGTGTAAAATGAGGGAATAAATCTACATCAAATTTAAAACCTTTTGCTTTATCTCCTACTTTCATAACCCCTTCAATCGTTTAATTTCTAATTCTAATTCGGTAATCCTTGCACTTTGTTTCATCATTCTACGCCAAATAAATAGTAGCGAGTTATAAGTCTTGTGTACTGAATCAATCCTAAACTGATTAGGCAAGTCTTGAGCTTGTTCTTTAACCAGCGTTTTCTCAGTTCTGTTAATGATTTGTCTTAGTTCGTATTCGGCTTTTTGTGTTTCAACCCGTAATAACAAGTCATCGTCTTGCTCCGTTCGATTTAGTAATTTATAAGTTACATCTTTATCTACTAAACTTTTAATCGTTTGCATTCCTAACCCTGTAGATACTCGGTCTGCATTTCCTAGTGTTGGTATCATATCGTTCTGTTTTTAATTATAAACTTCTTAACTCCGTTGCTTAACTGACTATCATAGTCTAAACCATAAAACTCACAATACTTCTTAACGTGCTTTGTTACCATGTTTTTAGTCTTAGCATCAAACTTTCGTTGCATATTTGATAAGTAAGTATTGTAAAAGTCATCAGCGTTTATCCATTCGTCTTTAGTTATCATTTCAATACATTCAAACAACTGGTTACTTATCTCCAACTTTAGCTTCTTAAATGGTAAACTAATAGCTTTATAAGGCACTAGACCGCTTTTAAGATACTTCTTAATACATTCCATCATGTAGCTGTCGAACCTCGCCCACTCCAACTCATTCCAATCATCAAACAATCTATGTCCAAAGAAGTCAATAGGTGTATGTAATGAATTAAAGAATGTACTTAGTTCTAATTCAAACTTACGTGCATCGTGTGAACCTCCTGAACCTTTCAAGGTGTAGTTAGTTGTTATCAGTATTTTTGGGCTTTCACTTATTGGTAGCTTAATAGTATTTTCACCTTTATAGGTTATATCAATACCTTCAGTAATTACACTAAATAGTTTATCGAATTGAAAACCTTTATTAACATCATCAAACACTAACAACTGGCAATCCGTTTGTACTGATTGGTATGGGAAAGCTGAATTAAAACTAAACCCTTTGCCATTGATTGATGTTACTTTCTTTAAATGGCTTATAGCATTCCAAAATAAACCTTTACCACTTCGACCGTTTGGATCGTCACTAATTAATTCATCGTTTAAGATTATAGCCCTACTGATTGGAGAAGTGTTATAACTATGTAACAAGTAACCAATTGCACTTTGAAATGAATTATAACGCTCAACATCTTCACCGCTTATCTTCCAAATAAAAGTCCTGTACTCGCTTTCATGGTGATCAGATTGTGTATAATCACGTTTAATAACTTGGTCTTTCCAAACGTTAACATTGTATTCAGCATAGCTTCTTAATACCGTTTCACTTGGTGTTACTTCAGCAATACCATTTTGAAAGAATAGATAACATTTATCTTTAGTATCTCTCAGTACTTTGATTTCTTCAGTATTGATTAACGAAAGAAAGTCACGCTTAAAAATTGAAGTTCTGGAGCTTATCATATTGAATACCTTTTCATCAAAGTTACTCTTTAGAATATAATCCAGTACAAAGTCTTTAATCTGTACATCTTCTTTAATCTCTAAAAATATACCCTCTTTCTTTATGAAGTTGTAATCACTTCTTTGATTAGGGTAATTCTTGAAAAAAGAGTTGCGTTCAAGCCATGACTTAAAAAGGAAGTTGTTAAGTGTTACCCTTCCATTCTCAGCAGTTGACCAAAATATATCGTCTGTCATATTATTTAGGATTAAATTCGTAATTTCTTTGATCGTATTTACTAAGTCTTTCTATATCTTCATCTGATATTGTAAACAGATATTTCATATCATCTAGTTTCCAAGCTATTATTTTACTGTTTGGATATATTGGATTTTTCAGAGTGATTAAATCAGCTAAATAAACTTGGCCATTTTTATCGTCTACAAAAATAAGATAAAAATTAACCTTTGTCATCTCGACAAAATTTAAATATTCATTATAGCTTTTTATGTTTATGCCTTGAGCGTTCCAATTGTTTAAACGAGCCTTTGTTTTTACATCAATAGCAATCACTTTTTCTTTATTTAAAGTGCAAAGCATATCAAAATAATGTGCTTTATCTTTAGTGAAGGGGCGGTAAATTATCCACCCCTTTTTTTCTAAAAATTCAGTAACAATATCTTCACCTATATCCCCTTTTTTTAATGCTTTTTGAAAGTCTACCATTAGAATTTATTTATATCGTTTCCAAAAACCTCCCATCCATTTCTTTTTTCTCGACTAAAATATTCTAATCTTCTTCCTAAAGTAATACTTTCAATCATTTCAAAAAATGAATCTGGCTTTCTTGAATGTTCTCTTCTTGGTTCGTTTAAAATATCTCTAAATGTTGTATTGTGCCAATATGGTTTACCCTTAACCCCTACTATACAAAACTCACATTGCATTCTAAACCAAGCTCCCATTCCTATTTTTTCTTTATTCCATACTAAGGTTGCTTTATAATCTAATCCCCATTCTTTTAAAATATCAAACGCATCAGGCAAAAATCTATGAGTAGTCCAAAGCAATACAACAGCGTCATCCATTAACGGCATTTCAATTTTTTTAATATCTTCAATACTCATTTCAGGATATGGATTTGCAACTCTTCTGCCTACTGAATCAAATGAAGTTACATTTTTGCTTTCACCTTCATAAGGCCATGGAGGGTCAACTGAAATAACATCAAACAATCCTTCTAATTCAGGAAGTAAACCTTGTTCAATATCTTCTATTTGTTGTTCAATTAATTCAATACGTTCTGCTTTCTTTTCTTCTTTCTTTATATCTTGGTAAACTTGGTTTATACTTACTTCGCCTGTGCTTAATTGTGCTTTTACTTCATCACTTGCTACTGCTTCAATCTTTTTAACTTTTGCTATTGTATCGTGTGAAACGTTGGCAATCTTGGATATTTCTTTCACAGTATTTAGTGGTTCAATATTTGACTTTTCAGATTTATGAAAAGTGGTTTTCCTTTCCGTTTCTTTCTCCTTTGCCCTTTCACTAAACACGCTTTCAAGTTCCAACGCTAAAACACTTCTTTGGTAATTACTTAAATTTCTTCTACCAAATTGGTTGTTAATCATCCATTCTCTTACATCACTTTCATTATCAAATCTTTTACTTTCCGTTTGATATTCTAAATTCCAACGTGTAGCAATCTCATAACGGTTATGACCATCAATTATAAATCCATTCCACGTTATAATCTTTTCTCGGATTCCTTCATCTAAACAATTTTGTTCTAGTTGTTTAAACTCTTCAGCAGTAAGTGCTGGTATTAACTTTTTAAAATCTTCTTTAATCTCTAACATATTAAAATAATTTAAATGAAAAAACCCCTACCAACTTAGCCACGGACAACGGCAATCAATCAGTAAGGGTTTTTAATAAAATCTTCTGTAATGTCCGTTACTTAAGATGTTCAAATATACAAATACTTTTTTAATAAACAAGCAGTAAAAAAGTAAAAAGTTAAAAATACTTTATTACTCACTTTATTACTGTAAAAATTCAACGTTTATAGGGCTTGTAGAGTAATAGTAAAAAAGTAATAAAATATTTGCCCTTGAAAAATAAAAAAAGTTTGACCGTATAATTATAATATATCTATAATGACTGGGCTTTTTTTTCTTACTTTTTTACTAAATCGGTTTAGTACCACGTAAACACTCAGAAAAAAGTAGTAATAAAGTAGTAATAAAGTTGAAATGGTGCCAAACTTTATTACTGAAAAAACCCCTCACAATGGAGGGGCTTCTAAATTAAATGTGCTAATTAATAGCTTGACGTTTGGATTATCTCAGAATGGGAGATCATCAGCTGGTAATGGTGCGCTTTGTGGTGACGTTGGTAATGGTGGCTGCATATTGCTTACAGGGTTAATAGTTGCTTCTATCTTCCAACCTTCAATAGTATTAAAGTACTTTTCTTCGCCTTGTGGATTGGTCCACATTCGACCTCTAAGGTTAACTCCGATCGTAACTTCTGCGCCTACAGATAAGCCATCCAATAAGCTGCATTTATCCTGAGTAAACTGTACCTCAATTTCTTGAGGATATGTGTCACTAGTAACTACAACTAATGTACGTTTACTAAACTTGTCGCTTACAACTTGTGTAGCGTTTACTAATTTAATCTTTCCTGATACTTCCATAATTTAAAAACTTAATAATTCAACTCCTTTATTCATTTGTATATTTAACTCATGCGCTTCTTTTAACGCAATCTCACTCCATTCCTGTACTGACTTCATTACTGGCTTTGCATTTGTCCCTAAGTTAATCAAACTTTCTCTATTAATTGACCAAACTTTTAAAGGTTTTAACGCTTCAGGTCTATACGATCCAAAGTACAAAGTAGATAGTTTAGGATTAACCGTAAAATAGTGTACACATTGATGTACATAGTCTAGTGGAATATCCAAACTAAGACAGTTTTCAACGTGCTTCTTTGCTGATGGACACTTAACCTCAAAACATATCGTTTCATCTTCAGTAATTGCGTCAGGTGATATGCCTAATATAGGACACTCAACTGATTGAAGCCAGCCTACTGATTGAACGTTAACACCAGTGTACTGCATCATCTCAAATATTGCTTCAGGTTCAAGCTCGTTACCTCGTTCCATCGCAGCTGATTGATACGATTCTTCATGTACATATTGCTCAGTATATTCAGCTAACATCTCTAAATAGAGTGTATCACCTTTAGTGAATAAACCTTTTGATCGTGTGCCACCAACTTTAGCCCATCGAACAGCCATCCATTCTGGAGTGCCTTGTATTATATCTTTTCTTGTAATCATCTTAATTTAATTTAGTTTTCATTTCATCTTTCTTTGCTACTACAACTGTCAAACCTTGCTCGGCTTTAGATAAGCTCATGTAACGCTCTTTTAAATCATCGAGTGTAGTTGCTCCATTTAATACATTTAAAGCTGCTGTAGCGTCAATTTGTGGTGCTACGTTCAAAGCCTTTCTAATTCTAACACCTCCAACGATTTGCCCTTTCATCTTGACTGTTGCGTCAATGTAAAGTTCAACAGTAACTGGCATTTTCCAAGTGTTTAGATTTGCACCACCGTTGCACAAGCGTCTGATTGTTGCGGCATTGGTTGCGTTAAGTACTAAAGGCTTGATTGATTCAGCAAAGTAAGCTATGTTAAAATTACCTTTACTACCAGCGACTACTGCGCCCTGTTCGTGCCATACTTCTTTGACAGTTACAATTAGAGATTGCCCGTTCTCTAGCATTTCCTCTAAGTCTATTACTCCGAGGTGATCTGATTTGTAAGCTATTCGATAGCTAACGTCTTTTGTTTTCATATTGTTTTGTTTTTTGTAAATTTACACAATTAATATACTTGTTTACCGTAATTGTGATGAACGGTTGTTATTGGTGATGAGTGGTAAATGATTAGAATAAGTTTAAATGATTCTTAAGTAAAGCAATAAAATCTATCTTATCAGGTATGTGATACCCTCCAGAGCTTCGTTCAATATATTCATCTAGATCGTATTCTATTCTAAGATGATACAGGTCCTTTTCAATAGTTGATTTACAAACTTCTACATCAATCAGTTCTGATACCTTATTTTTTAATTGCTGAGTATTACAAGTTGAATGATTCAAGACGTGAACGATTGCGCTCAATCTTCTTAGCTGAGTTTTATTTATTGGCATAACGTCTCTTTTATCCATTGTCTAAACGCTTGTTGTAGTTCTATCTGTTGATCCATTGCTTCTAAGTCAGCACCTACCATAAGGAAGCTATCAAAGGAACGTATCTCTTGAATTAGTCTATTACGTTTCATCTTAGCTAGTTGTTGCATTGGTACATCTTCTAAGAAGTCAGCAAGTACTGGAAATAGTTGAGCTGCTAAAAGTTTTTGTTCGTTGGTCATAATGGAGTAGTTTCCCAAGTTAAATCATAACAATCTTGTAACTCTAAATCTATACTTTCTTTAATAGAAATAAAATCTATCCATTGATTTTGATTGTCTAACATTTGATTAATCTTCCTTAATCCACAAACTATTGTAGTATGGTCTTGGTTAAACATTCCACCTATACGCATTACAGTCCAACCGTTTTGCTTTAAGAAGAAAATAACTGAATAACGCATCCAAAGTATTTCTCGATTACGGTTCTTATTATGCAATCCGTACTTATCTATTATTACTCCTACTTTTTTTACATCAATCTTTCTCATGTTCCAAATCTTTAACATCAAATTCAATATACATCTTCCCATCTAATGTGTAATAGTCAACCGATCCGTTATCAAAACTAACTACAACTGGATAATCTTCGCTCATGTCTTTAATTCTTGCGACTGTACCAAAGCACTGGTAATGCTTTGAATACACTCTTTGTCCTATTGTCATATCGAAGGTGGATTTAAAAATTTATCAAACTTATCAAACTCTTTGATATCACTAAACGATTGTCGCTCCATTATCTGACCATCAACTAACCTCATAACTTCAATCGT